CCTGCGCCAGCGCTTCTTGCGTGTGGGCGCACCCAGCGAGTTAAACGCCGTGCGCAAAATACCCACAATATTCGCCCCGTCAAACGACGGCCCGCTATCCAGCTGATAGACATAGCCGCCGCCATCACCGGCAAATATCACCTCGTTGCCACTGGCATTTTCGCCCACGCAACCGCATGTAAATGTCCGGTCGTACTTGATTTGCCCCCATCCGGCCAGCGCGTTGCCCGCCAATGTGGCGCACAGCACCCGCCCGTCGCTCGCAAACAGCCGATAGGTTCCGCTCTGCTTCGACACCAGCGCAAAGAGCGGCGTAATCTTGTTGGCCAGTGGCTTGATCTTGTTGGACAGCGACGTGGCCGCGAAATCGCCAAACACCTGCGCTGCCTGTAGATAGGTGGCGCCCGGTGAATCCCACGCCAGCACATCGCCGCCGATAATGCGCGCGCAATCGGCCAGCGCCCCGCCGTCACGGGTGTATGGGTTCAGCGCCCACACGTCCGACCCGCTGTTGGCCGAACCAGACAAAATGTGAATGCTGTTGCTGGCATAGGCCACCAGCACGCCCTTATGACTGACAATATTGGTGATCTCGTCGCCCAGGCCAATTTCATTGGCCCCCGTGCGCGGCGTCCATGCCCCGGTCGGATCTCCAACCGATGAATTTTGCAGCGAGCCATTGGCAAAACCCAGCCACAGGTAGTTTTTATGCGCCTCGATAAATCGCGGGGTGTCCGTGGCCATGCCGGTGGTAATGTCCGTCCAGGTTGTGCCATCCCACTGAAACGCCTTATGCACGCCAGAACATCCGTACATCATTACGCTTGACGCACTGCCCTTGAAGTTGCAATTGACAAAGCGATACGTTCCGCCCGGCGTCAGCCCGGTTTTCTTGCTGACCCATCCCGCGCCACTGGATGCCCACATCACGCACGATGCGCCGCCAACGGCGTTGCGGAAGGCATAGACCACGCCCTTGTAAACCCACACGCCACGAATCGGCCCCTCTCCCGGCACCGCCTGAATGGCTGCGCGGCGAGCCGCAATCACGCCAGCATCCACCGAACCCGATGGCGCCGGCTGGCCGTCAAACCGCTCATAACCACCAATGCGCTGATAGCCGCCATTCTGGCTGCAGATAAAGTTTTCGACATACAGCAACTCGCCCGGCTTGGTGGCGCCCGGTGCCGTAACCAGATTCAGCCCGCCGGCCATGGCAAACGACGTTACCTGCGTCATACCAACGGCGCTCCAAAGGTGATGTTGGGCAGATACCGCTGACACAGCACACTAAACAGCGTCTGATACTTGGCCTGCGCATCGCCGTAAATCTCGGCCGCGCCTTCGTGTGCGGCGTAATACATCAGCGCCCGCCAGACAATGATCTTTTGCTCTTCTTCGTTCAGGCTCGGCGTATCAGTGCTGGCAACCAGCTTTTCGGCCGCCTGCCAATAGGCCAGCCGTAGCTTGTAAGCCTCGTCCGGCAAGGTGTTCAGCCGCAGCGTTGACCCGGCCACCAGAGCCATGCTGGAAGGTTGCCCGCTCTCCGGCGTGGCCATGCCATAACGGCCGCGAAACTCGGCATACGGCATCCAGCGGACTGGCCCGATTGGCGTATTGTCCGGCTGCAGCAAACCGGCAAAGCTGGTATCAAACTCCCGCACATAGGGCAGGCTCAGGCCTGTTACCACGTCATAATCCCGCTGGCCAACCGTCAGCGCCACATCCACCTCGGTCAGCAGAAAAGACCACTTGCGCGACGTCTGGATATCCACCCATGCCGTTGCCAGCCAGTCCGCCATCTTGGCGGCAATGCCGCTCAATCCGGTCACATCGCCAGGCGCCGCGCCGGCAATGCCAGACTCGCGGTGTAACGCCTGCAGCAGTTGCAGATAAGTCAAATCAAACCTCCGTTATTTACCTGTTGCGCCCAAAGCGCACCGCACCGGTGCCGGGGCGGAGTGCGCTCGGGGTGTTGAGTGGTGGGCGTGCATCGCTGAACCCAGCACCTGTGGCGCGTAGATCGCCCGGCACGCCGGAAGCGGATCGCGTCGCGCTGAATCCTTCACCGGTTGGGCGTATTGCGCGAGCCACGCTAATTGATGGCCGCATTGCACCAAAGCCATCTCCGGTTGCGCGCAGGTCGCCCGGCATGCCCATCGACGGCCTGAACGACCCTAGTCCCGCTCCCGTCTGACGCAAACTGGCGGCAACAACAATAGACCAAGTCAGCGACGCACTGATGCTGATGTGCACCGCACCCGACATCGATGCGGACGGCGTTGCCTGCAGCTCGGCCGTTGTCAGGCAGGTGGCGCCGCCAGATATCCAGCCCGACGCCGCCACAATGCCGCTGGCCGAAACGCCAGCACCGGCACTGCCCGCCATGAATCCCGACGGTAGCCCCGACTCGCCCGGCCCCAGCCAGTTGCCAGACCACTGCCCGAGCCAGCCGCCGATTACCCGCATGACTAGCCCCCGTTGATGCTGTCGATTGTTCTGTTGCCGCTGCTGTAGCTGCCGTCAATCCGCACTGTTGCGCCGTCCCGCGCGTAAAACTTCGGATCAGCGCCATCCAGCCCGGTGGCATTGCCCGCCGCAAATGCCAGCAGCAGCCGCGCCACGTCGTCAGCACTCAGCCCGGCTTCGATGATTCGGTCGCCAACAGCCTGGGCGATGGCCTGTGCCGTCAATACCCCGTCGTCGATGGTATCGCCGGCCATGTGGCCGATGGCATACGCCTGCAGCGCCGCTGTCAGCGCCGCTTGCGCGGTGGCCTCGATATTGGCTTGAGCGCCAAGCAGGGCAGCGCCCGATAACAGCATCGATGCCGCGCCATCACCCGATAGCGATGCCGTGAGCAGCGCATCGGCCAGCAGCAGCGACAGCGTAGCCGCGCCCTGTCCGGATGTGATCAGCCCGCCCGTGGCATCGGCCAGCAGTGTCAGCAGCGATGATGCCGTTATGGGCGCGCCCATTGTGCCGGATGCGCTGGCCGCCACTGTGGCGTAGGTGTAATTGACCGACGACATACCGCCCGGCTTGAGCGGCAACAACCATGCAGACGGCGTGCCATGTCCGTTGGGGATGCCTGACTTGTTATCCGTGATGCCGCTGTAAATGTTCCGCCGGTCAGCCCGGTTGAACATACTGATATCAGCCGCCACGCCGCCGCCCATCTGGCGCAGCGGGTACTGATTGAGCACGGTGCCGTTGCGCAACAAGGCCATGGTCAGCTCCAGACCGCTTCGATGCTGCCGTAAAAGTTGGTGTTTGCGGCCGTGGTGCCTCCAGCGAAGTACAGCCACGTCAGGCACGCGCCATCGATGATGCGCGGCAGGCTCGGGAATTGGTTTACAAAATCCCGCTCTACCGCCACGCCTGCGGTGGTCAGCGGCATCATGGCGATAGGCCGCACCAGCGCCAGCGCCGCAGTGCCAGCGCCAGAGGCTGCCGACAACGTAACCGACTGCACCGACCGGATGCCGGAATCGCCCGACGCCAGCGGCAGGAAAGGCCCGTAGTTGTTGGCCGCCGTGCCAGAGTGAGTGAGATGCGACACAATCGCCGATGCAGTGCCCGCCACCGTTACCGGGTTGGTTTTGCCAGAAGCGCCTGCCGAATTGGTGTAGCCGTAGGCGATGTTGTGCGCCGTAGCGCCAGATGCCACGGTGGTGATCAGACATGCGCGCACTCCAACGCCGTTGGTGTAGCGCAGCGTGGGCGTGCCAACCAGCGTTTGAGCCGTGGCCGAATTGAGCGAAATGCCAGGGTAATAGCCCTGCATGTCCACCAGCATCAGCACCCCCGGCACCACGCCGGGCGTCACCGCCATGGCGTTGACAATGTGTTTGGTGGCTGCTGCCACGTTGCCGCCGTGCGGGATTCCGAAAATCTGCGTGCCGTTGCCGGTTGTCTCGTCACAGGTGCGCCAGTTGAGCGCGGTACCGGCCCATGCGTTGGCAATCGGCGTGCCGCCCAGGCCGCTGAAATCGTACCAGCGGCCAGCGGTGTGCGCCGCTGGCACCAGTTTGTTAAAAACCACTTGGCCGGTGGTCTGGCCGTTGCTCATCTTGTTTACCAGATCGTCGAGCGAAGAAAAAGCCATGTCTACCCCCAAATGAAATCGAATTCGCCGCGAATCGCACCGGGGTTACCGGTGCCGGCGGCCGATGCCTGCAGCAGAAAATTGATATAAGCGCCGTCGAAAACACGCGGCAGGCTGGCCTTGTGCATCACAAGGCTCTGCTCTGTCATCGTCAGCGGCTCGCGCAGCATCATCGATGTCAGCGGCTTGACCAACGCCGCGCAGTAGAACCCGCCGAGCGCGGCCTGATTGGTGATCCAGTTGACGCGCTTGATGCCGCGATGCGGCCCGAGCGGCACAAACGCGGTCGACGATATCGCCGTGTTGCTGGCGGCAGTGTTGACGACTACGCCAACCGTACCAGACACCGTGGTGCTGGTTGTCAGCGTCACGTCCACGTCGTCCGCCGTGGTCACGTTGATCTGGATGTCACCCGACGCCGTCATTGGCGTGGTGCATACCAGCATCAGCTGCACGCCCGCCCCGCTGGTGTAGCGCGGCAGGCTGGTGAGGTTTTCCATATCCTGCTGGTCGGTGCTGTCGCCATCCACAAGAGGGTAGAACATCAGGTAATCGCACACCTGCACCGTGTACGGCGCGCCGTTGGATGTCTGCGGCGATGCCAGAGATATCTGAGCCAGATATTTAGCCTGCCCTGCTGCTGGCGTGGGGCCGGTGTAGATGCCCTGATTTTTTTGCCCAATCAGCTGCGTTGACTCCAGCTGGCCGCCAACATAGGCGTTGTAGATCGGCGTGCCGGCACCCATCGAACAATCAGCCCAGCGACTGGCGCCCGGCGTGGGCGTGCTGGTTTTGTGGATAAACTGCAAGTGCATGCGGCCCAGCTCCACCGCCCGGATGATTTCGCGGTGATTAAGAAACGACACGGATCACCTCCTGCATATCAATCAGCCGTGATCGTGAGGGCCGCTGCTGCGAACTGCGGCTGAATGCCGGCCGACACGTTGAGCGATGCACTCAGCGCGCCAGAAATCATCATCGCCACCGCGCCAGATGCGGTGTCCACTACGGCAAAATGTGTAACCGTGTTGCTGCCCGCAGTGCATGCGCCGAACTGGATCAACGCGGCGTTGCTGAAGGTGCTGCCGCCGTCCGTCCATGCGGTCGCCTTGGTCAGCGCCACGCGGGCATAGCCGGTGTAGTTGGCCTCATTCGCCACGCTGCCAGATTCGGTCGGGTCTGCGGTAAACAGCGCCAGATACTGTGTGGCGCCCACGCGATACGATGGGTCGGTGCCCTGCAAAAACATCTTCAGGGCTGCGTTTTCGGTGGTGTTGCTAAGGCTCATGATTCACCCCCCCTCAACACGCTTGCAAGCTAACCATGTTTGCCCAATCGCGGCCACGCGGATCGGGATCGTTGATGATGCTGATCGGGTACGATGTGCCGATGCTTTCAGCAATGCGGGTGGCGGTTTCTGCGCCGAAGTCCTGATCGTTCACGGTCTTGAAATCACGCGGCTGGGCGCGCAGCAAACGCTCTACAAAATAGCGGCGCACTTCCACATTTTGGCCGCGCGGCAACCAAACCTGCCGGCCATTGACGCCAACCGGCACCATCGGCGGCGCGTTTTTGTCGCTCGATGCGGCCACAACGATCTCCAGATAGTCGTTCATGAATTTTTCGTACTCGGGTACATCCTGAAACATCGACGGCATCACGATGTTCTGCGCGTCATCGCCCATCAGAGTGTCAACCTCATCAATACGCATGGCACGCGGGCGCTGCGTCATCAGGTCGTCGGAGTTAATCGCTGTCTTGCGAGTGGTCATGTCTTGCCCCAAAAAGTAGAAAGGGCGCCGAAGCGCCCTTTGTTGCAGATGAATGCGAGAGGATTAAACGGTGGCTGGACGATCCGGCAACGTGAACACGTTATACGCCGTTTTGGCCATGCCGGTGGCGTCCCAGTTGCTGCTGGATGGCGTCCAGGTGCCTACCACCGTCGAGGCGGCCCGGTGCACCGAATAGCCAAACGGGGTCAGCTCGTCGGGGATAGCCGGGAACTGCAAGCCCGCATCCACCACATTGCCGGCCGCGTCGGTCAGGCCGATGCTGCCCTGTGCCACCTTGACGGTGCCGGCGACATCCAGACACCACACCAGCACCGTGGCCTGGCCCTTGGTAATGCCCTTGAATGCCACGCCGGTCAGCGCGTCAGTGGTCGGGGTCGCGGTCGCGGAAATCACACCCTTGGCATACGCCACGCCCTTGTTGCTGAAGGCGATTGCAGTGGTTGTCGAATAAGTTGTTGCTGCAGCAGTCAGCGTCAGGCCGGCAACGCCGGTACACATCGATGCGGCGAACGGTTGATTGATGGTATCCATCGCTTTGTGTCCTTTTGTTTATGCGGCGGCCAGCATCAGCCAGCCGCCTGATTGGTTATTACAGCGCGGTCACGCCGACTTCAGCCACCGCCATCTGCAGCTCATTGAGCAACACGGCGGTGAAATAAGCCGATGCAGAAATCACGCCGCGCTGGCCCAGCGGGTCATCCTTGGATTTGGCAGATGCCGGGATATGGCCGACGGTGTAAGCATCCTTGCCGCGCAGCGCCACATCGCCAAACGCCTCTTGCGACAACACGATCAACGGGTAAACGTCGATATTGGTGGTGCCCACCAAGCCGGTTGCGCCCACCGCTGCGCCCTGACCGGTGTAGGTCGGCATGTGCGGGGTGCAGATAAAGCGGAACTGCTCCCACGAACCCAGCTCGTTTTCATGCACCGTTTTGCGCTGGCCGTACTCGCTGACATGCGAGAAGCCCGGCAACTCGGTGCGCAGATCAGCCTCCACGTCCGAATGGCACAGCACCACATACGCCGCTTCAATCGGGTATGTGTTGGAATTCGGGCTGGCGTCCAGCACGTTGGTGATCTTGCGTGCCAGGTTGCTGTTCAGCGAGCGGGCAATCTTGCGCAGCAGTGCCGGCGAAATCTTGCTTGCCACCAGCGAGCGCGAAGCCACGCCGCCCGGATAAAACACGTTGGTACACGCACGCAGCTTGCCCAATCGCACCAGCTCGGTAACCAGGCCCATGCGCTCGCCGGCCAGCTGTACGATTTCAGCCGGTACATCATCCTCGTACAGGTCTGCCACGCGGTTGGTGTAGCGATACACGACGCCGTATTCCTGCAGCGTGGCCTGCACGTCCTGATGCTTCACGGTGTCCGCAGTCGGGGTCACGCCTTCCTGAATGGTGTGCTTGGCCGGGTCAACGTTCCAGATGTTCGGTGCGCCAGCGGTCGCGCCATGCGGCAACCAGCGACGGAAAATCACGGTATCGCCGTTGTTTTTCGGGATCTGGCGCTTAACGCCAAAACGGCCGGCAACTTCAACCGGCATTGCATGCGCCATGATTTGGCCATTGTATTTGCCAATTCGCTGGGCAGCGGTATTCAGGGCTTGAGTAGCCATGTCCTATGTCCTTTTTCGTGTGTTTTTGATTGGTCAGCCGCCGCGTACTTGGCGGAATCCGGCCAGAAATGCGTCATCTTCGGTTGGCTCATTGCGGCGTGCGCCGCCGGCCTTGGCCCCACCGGTTGGCGCGACAGCATCACGCGCAATGCGCTCGCGGCTCTGCCGGGTTTGCATGGCTGCGCCGATTTGCTCGCGGTGGGCTTTGAATCGATCCAGATAACTGTTGACGACGTTGGCGCGCTCGGTATTGAGAAAGTCGCTCTGCTCGCTGGGCGACAGCGTTTGCAGCCATGCCTGGCCATCGGGCGATTGCAACGCCGACTGCCAGCTTGGGTGCCGCTCTTCGATCAGCTCGTATTGCACATCTCGCCGTGCCTGCTCGATGCGCGTTTCCACGTCCTGCAGGCTCACGCCGGTCTGCGCGCCGGGCTGGCGCACCTGCTGCAACTGCTCGGCCAGGGCGTCGGCCACTTCCGGGAAATCCTCCTGCAACCTCTTCCACTTCTCGCCGGTCATGCCCTGCGGTGCAGGGGTGTCCGATGCAGCGGGCGCTTGCGGCACCGGCTTGCTGGCGATTTGCTTGAGTTGCGAGTTAATCCCGCCAACGTGGCCTTCCACGTTGCGCAGTCGCGCCATCACCTGATCAAAGCTGGCCAGCTTGGCGCGCACCGATTCCGGCAGCCCGGCCAACTCATCAGCGGGCGCATCAGCGGCCTTATCGGCGGCTGGCGCTGCAGTGGTATCGGTGTCTGCGTCGGGGGTTGGTGCATCGTCATGGCTGGCGTCCGCGTCATCTGCCTGCGCATCTGCCGTGCCGGGTTCGCTGCGCGCTGCCGGGGGCTGCTCGCCGCCAGCAACTGACGCAAAGCCGGCAGCAAAGGCGGCATCTTCTGCTGCGCTGTCGTCGGGTATCTGGTTCTGATCCATTTCGTTCGTCCATAAAAAAACCCGCCTCATGGGCGGGTCGGTTGCGGGTGGATATCGACGGTCTTGCCGTGGCTATCCGGTTAAACGCCGGGCTTGGACTTGTCCAAGGCCAGCAGTCCTTTGAGTTCTGCGATTGCACCGCGAATGCTCGCGGTCTTTTCCATGTCGTGGTTCTGGTCGTTGATCTGGCGCAGCTGGTTGAGCCGCACCTCAACGTGCTCGCGCATGCGCTGCCACGTCGGGGTTTTGAAATCTTCTTGGGTGAGCATCGTCAGTCCAGAAATGAAAAAACCCGCCGAAGCGGGCTTGGGTTGCGGTTAATCGTCAGTCCAGAAATGAAGAAGCCCGCGCGGGGCGGGTTAAAGCTGCGTAATCAAGTTGTACAACGGGGAAATCATATCTGCGTAACCGGCTCCGTTCGGGTGGATGTTGTCGGTATACAAGCTGGAAATAGATTCCTGCGACCCAAAGCGCCCAAAAACATCCAGAAATGGCAATCCATTTGCTGCTGCAAGTTCTCCGGCGGCAGCCGCAAAACTCGATTGATACGCTAGCGCTGCCTGATTGATTTTACTCGGCACGCCAGCCATGAGGATGACGTCACCTGTTGTTTTGGCGACATCAATAATTTGCTGCATATGGATTTTCCATGCATCAACCGTTCCTGCGTTTAGCCATTCGTTTATCGTTAAGTTGATAACAGTCAGGTCTGGCGCGAATAGCGGCAGCGCATTGAGCGCATCCTCTGGTTTGGCATTGCTGGATGTAGCGTTGCTTGCTCTCCCACCACTTCTACCCATATTTAAGACTTCTACACACTTTATTAAACTGTTGTACGCCTGTATAGCACAAATATAAATCGGCCCTGCGACCCTCGCGATGTTTAATGTATGTGTGCCAGCCGATCCAGCTGGAACATCAACATATACTAATGAACTTGCCACATTGCAATCAACGTTAGTTGTTGCCCCCGCGTCGATCGACCAGTTAAAACTTCGCGCAGACCCGCTATTGGTGATGTACCAGATACGAAAGGTATCGACTGATCCAACAGGCGTGAAGCTTAGATTGTTTGTTGTTGTCGAATTTCCAAAAATCCCACGCGACCAAGGGTTATCAATCTGCGCTACAACCCACCCCGCACCAGCTGAAAATCTAGTATCTACGCTAAAAAAACTAGCCCCAATGCTTGAGTCTCCAAACACTGCATGTGCCACCGATGGGCAGAAATAGCTGTTCAGCATCGCTGACAGTTGCGACCCGGGAGATTTATTTATAAACCCCGCATTGTACCCTGATGATCCTGTTGACCCAGACCCAGCAAAAGTAGAGTCGCCCATTAGCGCCAATTTTGCGTTTGACTGGCCATCACGCACTTTTGCAATCGCCGCCCGCCACTTTTTCAGAACAGTGGCCGCAGCCTGCGGGATTGGAAGCGACCCGTTGCGACCATGGATTGACATGGCGAGAGCATTCCCCCCCGCATCCGTGACGATCTGGGCCATACCAGCGATCTTCACCTTACCACTGCTGTCCGTTGGTATCTGATCCTGATTTACAAACCCTGTAACACTAGAGCTACCTACGCCAGTAGCAGCTACAATCTCCCCTAGCTCGTTAACAGGCCAAACATTTTGAAAAGTTGTCATTTATCTTCCTTATATTAAAAGCGAGGGGTAATTATTTCACCCTCTCAATTATTTACTAAACAATATCCCGATTAAGCAGCAGTACCACATTTCACTGTAAGAGTAGCTGTATCATTATTGTAAGCAATAGCACCTGTATTAACAATTCGTTTAATCCAGACAGCTTTATGTTGCCCTGCTGGAATATCACCAATACTCAGAGCAGCTCCCTCAGACGCTGGAGCAGAGAATGTAGGGCCACTAGGGGCTGTGTTCTCATTAGCTACTGAAGTTTCTGTACCATTGACAGCACTACT